GCGTGAGCCGTGGCCATGTCCTCCTCGCGGACGTTCACGACGTCAAACGCCGCACCCTCGCGGGCTTGGCTGACGACGCTGAACCACAGTTGCCAGTCCGCAGGGCAGGCCAGCAGGTGGTCGCGGGCTTCCGCTTCGTGCGGGTGATCCCCGTTGTAGTATGGCGACCCCGGCGCGTTCACGGCCGCGCCCCAGGTCTGTACGTCACCGAATCCGGGAAAGTCCATCGCGTCACTCCTTTTTGTTGATGGTGTTGCCATTCTGCGATGGTGTCGGCGCAATGTCAAGCAACCACGCGCAACCACATGCAGGCTCTGTCTAGGTGTTTTCCCGGGTGTTGCGTGCCGGGGCTGAGATGGTGCAGAATCGCAACATGAACACCAAACGAGCGGGGCCGGCCGCTGAAATCATCCGGCAACTTGGCGGCGTGCGGGCTACGGCTCGTCTGCTGAATGTGCATCCGTCCACCGTCACGCGGTGGGTTGAGGGGCGGGGCTGGATCCCGGCGCGCTACGGCGCCGCGGTGCTGGCTGCGGCGCGAGAGCGCGGGTTGCCGATCACGGCTGAGACGCTGTTGGAGTCGGCAGCATGATGCCCCCGTATCCCATTCCTAGTTACCTGTCGAAGGTGTGGGAGTCGCGCACCGAGGAGGAGGGCGACTGCCTGATCTGGCGCGGCGTGTATGCCAACAGAACGACGCCGGCCGTGTTCGTCAGCAAGCTCTCCAATCCCAAGTACATGACCGTGCGGCGCGTGTTGCTGGAGGCTCAGCGCGGCAAGCAGCTGCCGTCAAACCTGTTCGCCACCACGTCGTGTGGGAATTCGCGGTGTGTAGCGCCTGCGCATGTGCGGCCTGGCACGGTGAGCGGCATCGCTCGTGCTGCGGTGGCCCGCGGGGCGTGGGACAACCCTCTGCGCGCCGAGAAGATCGCCCGCGCCAAGCAGTCGCAATCGCCCCTGACATGGGAGGACGTCGAGAGGATCCGGGCGGCGAAGTCGGCGGCTATCGCTGCAAAAGAGACGGGCGGCAAGGTGAGCAAATCGACCTGCGCCCTGATTCGTGCCGGCAAGCGCTGGCGAGTGAGGCCCGCGGATCCGTGGGCTGCGGCTATGTGGAGGTTGGCGGCATGAAACAGATAGACGGGTACGAAACTCTGTACCGCAAGGTGGGTCGTCAATATGTCGCTGTGGGCACGGCACGCGACATGTATAGGAGCTACGAGAATGTTCTGTACGCCGGCCAGTGGCGCATGGAGTACTGTCCGCGCGATGGCCGCGGCAGGTACTGGTACGACGTGCGGCCAGACACCGCCTCGTGGTCTGCGGCGGCGATGCTGGCTGAGGACGCAATGATTGAAGCCATTGACAAGGCTCGATTCGCGCATCCGTCGTTCGGCGTCGGCGTGAAGATGACTCGGCGTCAGCAGAAAGCCGTTGCCGATGCGCGTGCAATTTTGGCCGATGCAGGTCTGCTGGACCCGCATTGGTGGACGCATCGCAGCGCCGGGGAGATTGCGAAGGCCGGGATTGATGCCGTCAGGGAGTTCAGCGCATGAAACCCACTCGTGGCCGAAAAACCCTGCGCGAGGTCATGCAGGATCACCAGCGCAGCGAGGACACCCTAGCCGCCATCTGGGGCAAGCCGCGGCGCGAACTGCCGGTCCCGGCGGCTCCGAAAACGCGGGCCAAGCGCAACCCATCGCCGGCAGAACAGCGCGAGCCAAGCGAGGCGGACATTCTGAAGGCCGTCATGTCGCTGTTGAAGCGTCACCCGAAGGTAGCGCAGTGCTGGCGGCAGAACTCGGGGACGTTTCAAGAGCGCAACCGGGACGGAAGCGTTAGGTATATCCGCGCCAACACTCAGCGTGGCATGAGCGACATCATGGGCGTGCTGAGCGATGGCAGGACGCTGGCCGTTGAGGTCAAGTCGCGCACCGGGCGCATGCGGCCTGGGCAGGAAGAGTTCCTGCAGACGATTCGCAGCGCTGGCGGCGTGGCTGGGGTTTGCCGCAGTGTGGAAGATGCCGTCAGGTTGCTGGAGGGGGCATGACTCGCAAGCGCACACCGGGGCCGTGGGTTTTTGAAAACCGCAATGGAGACCACCCCCTAAACGATCAAGACGGTTGGGGTTGTGACGGTCTTTGGGCGGTCAACGGCGGGTTTATCCTGGGATCGGGTCAGGGTTGGGGTGGGGATTACACACCACCCGGCGAAGCAGATGCACGGCTGATTGCGGCCGCGCCCGATCTGCTGCAGGCCCTAAAAGACATACACGCCCGTCTGACGGAGCACCCGGCATACGCCGACTTGACGGAGGACGAGGAAGAAGACATCGGAGGCGACAAGGCAGAGCTTTCATATCTGGCGCGTATGGCACGTACAGCCATCGCCAAGGCGGAGGGCGCATGAGCAAAAAATGCCGCGCCTTCAGTCGATCTGGACTCGGCCTTGAGCCGCCGGACAACAAGCGGGCATTCAGCGCAGGCTGGGACGCCGCAGTGCAAGAGTTGCGCAGCGTTACTTACGCTTGGATGTCTGTTGGCGGCGCAATCTGGCGCACCAAGGGAAGCGAAGACGACGTGCCACTTTACACCTGGCCTCCGCAGGAGCCGAAATGAGAAAACGCTCCTCCTACCGCCCCCGAGGCGTCAACCCCACAGCCCACCTCGTGGCCATCACAGGTGCCGCCCTACTCAGCCGCGACGACCGCACAGTGTGGGCTCTGCAGCTGCGCGACGCACTCGACGCCGTGGCTTGCGGCAAAGCCCAGCGCCAGCACTGGGGCGTGATCTTCGACGCCGTCAACTTGGCCGAGGAACTCACGCGCATGGGCTTGGCGTTAGACCCTGACGGCATCATCAGCGGCGCGCAAGAGGCCTGCGCAGAGATCGTGCGCCGGCAGCAGGCTACAGGCACGCGCGCAGTGCGGGCCGGGGAACTGGCCGCGCTGCGGTGTCTGGAAGCGGCGATGATCGACATCCTGGCCGCCGTCACGCACAGCGAACGGTTTCGCGCCGAGGAGCGGATCCGGGCTCGCGCTGCGACCGCGCGGGCTGGCGGGATTGCTGGGGCGCAGGTTATCGACGCTGGTTTCCTGGAGCGCGGCGCGACGCCTGCCCCTTGACCCCTTCCCCACTCACAAAAACCGCGGCAAACTAGCCGCCCTTCGAGGAGCCCCACCGATGCTCGATTTCCGAGGCCTGGCCGACCGCCTGCTGGCCGATGCCGAAACGCACGTAACCCGCTGGCTGCCCGAGGGCAAGCGACGCGGCAACGAATACAAAATCGGCTCACTGGCCGGCGAGCCTGGCGAGTCCATGTCCATCAACCTGCGCACCGGCCGGTGGGCGGATTTCGCCAGCGGCGAGCGGGGCGGCGACCTGATTGACCTCTATGCCGCCATCCACCACATCGAACTCGCCGAGGCTTACCGCGAACTGGACGGGGATCGCAGCGTAGCCGTCAGCGCACCGCCCCGCCGCGAGGCGCCGAAACGCTCGGTGATCACGCCTGTGCCGGCAGAGTCTGCGGACTGCGACTGCGTCCACCCGGACTACGGGCCGCCTGTGCGGACGTGGTGCTATCAGGACGGCAATGGCGACGTTCTCGGCTACGTGGCCCGCTACGAGCCCAAGGGCGCCCGCAAGCAAATCATCCCGTGGACCTTCACCGCTGACGGCTGGGGCCGCGGATCGTGGCCCGCACCGCGTCCGCTGTACCGCCTGCACGACCTGGAGGCCCGCCCCGACGACCCGGTGCTCATCGTCGAGGGCGAGAAAGCCGCGGACGCCGCAGCTGCGTGGGCGGATCCGTACGCTACCGTCACCTGGCCCGGTGGCTCACAGGCCCTGCATCTCGCAGACTGGCGCCCGGTGTTCGGCCGGCAGATCCTGCTGTGGCCCGACGCCGACGACGCGGGCCGCATCGCGATGCTGCGTCTGGCCGAGATACTGCGCCCGCACTGCACCATCATCAAAATCATCAACCCGACGGGTCAGCCTGACGGCTGGGACGCGGCCGACGCGGACTTTCGCACCTGGACCGAGGCGCGAGCCTGGCTGCTGCCCCGGGTGTCGCTGCTGGACGTCCCGCCGCCTCCACCGCCTGCGCCACCGCCGGCAACGAAGCCGCGGCCAGCACAACAGCCGACAGGCGAGAAAACCGCAGAGCAGGCCGTCAATGACCGCGATGCGTCCTCACTGCAGCCGTCGGACTGGTTTTCCCGGTATGCCTACGTGATTGCGGACGACTCTTTCTTTGATCTCGTGGAGCGAAGCGAGATCGGCCGCAACGCTTTTAATGCACTTTACCGGCACGTTAGATGCAATTCGATACATTCTCAGTCATCGGGGGCGGCCCGCAGGATTGAGGCGTCAGTCAGCTTTGACGAGAACCGCCACGCGATGAACGCCAAGATTATCAGCGGCGTGACCTACGCTCCCGGCCGCACTGTGCTGGTCGAGCACGTCGGGCAAGCTTACGGGAACAAGTGGCGTGACGGCCGGCCTGTTATCGATGACGCGGGCGACCCCGGTCCGTGGCTGGCGCACGTCGAAAAACTCGTTCCCGAGCCCGAGGAACGGAATCACATGTTGGACGCGTTCGCGTATAAGGTTCAGAACCCCGGCGTGAAAATAAACCACGCGCTGCTTATCGGCGGGGTTCCTGGTGCCGGCAAAGACAGCATGATCGCGCCCTTGCTTTACGCTATCGGCGGCCAGACAAAACAGAATTGCGTTTCCGTTGACCCGGCGGAACTGTCGCAGCCGTGGGGGTATTACCTTGAGAACGAGGTCATTATCTTTAACGAGCTACGTCAGTCGGAGGCTACCGATAGGCGAGCGCTGGAGAACAAACTTAAACCGATACTCGCGGCGCCTCCTGAGCTACTGACCGTTCAGCGCAAGAACGCCCACCATATACAGGTGGTGAATCAGGCGCTTGTGCTGGCCATGACTAACTATCGCGACGCTATCGCTATTCCGTCAGACGACCGCCGGTGGTTCGTGATCTGGACCCACGCGCAGCGCATGGAAGAAAGCGAATCGCGTTCGCTGTGGGCCTGGTTCAATGCTGGCGGCCTGGAGGCCGGCGCGCGCTACCTGCGCGAGCGGGACGTCTCAAGGTTCCAGCCTGGCGCTACGCCGCCGTGGACGCCGGCAAAGCAGATCATGGTGTCCAGCACGCGCTCGCACACTGAATCGTGGATCATCGACCGCATCGAAAAACGCGTCGAAGAATTCCGCTGGGGCGTCATCAGTGGCCCGTGGGCCCTCATGGTGGACCGCCTGCAGACCCATGCCCCGCCGTCAGTGCGCTTGACTCAGCAGGCCCTGCAGCACGCGCTCGCTGAGGCCGGCTGGCTGGACTGGGGCATGTGCAAGTCGCGGCTGAATCCGAGCTCGCGGCACGTCTTCGCTGCGCCGGACTGGCGCGGATCCAAGAGCGAAGCCCGGGATCTGTGCGAAACGCACTTCGGCGCAAGCCGCAGCGCCAGCGTCCACGAGTTCCGCAAGGCTGCCGGCGGGGAATAAAAAAAGCCCCCGGAGATTGCTCAATCCGGGGGCGCAAGCCGGCACAGGAACCGGCACAGGAGGAGACGCGTTCCGATGCAACGCGGCTCAATTATAGGTCCAGCGCGAGCGCGACGGCAAGCGCCACCGCGATAGCCAGCAGGGCGGCGATCATTGGCGGCGTTCCACATGCTGCGCCAGCAGCCAGCGCGGCCCGAGGCGGCGTAGAGCCTGCACCCACGCCAGCAGGTTACGCCGGTCTAGGCGGGTGTTTCCGGTGTTCCACAGGCGACGTCCGAGGCGGAGTAACTTGGTTTTCATGCGCCGCCTTTAGTCGCCGACTCGCGGCGCCTGATTTCGCGGGCGATGTACCACGCCGCTTTCTTGAGATCCTCAATGGCGTCGTTCTTGAGGTCCGCACGCCAGATGTACTTAACGGCATTACCGAGGCAGAAGCTCATGTGCTCGGTGATCTCTATCGCCTCCACACCGCTCGGGTGTGCGTTGTAGTGCGGCGGGTGATTGACGGGGTCTGACATCGGTTCTCCTCAAAACAGCGCCGGCTCAGCATCGGCCGGCGGGGGGTTATAACGGCCCACAGGGCGCGCGCAAGGCGGCTGACTGGGGTAGTCCAGCAGCCGCGCGGGAAATGGCCACAGCGGCCCGCGTAGGGGCTCTGCGGGGGTGTCGGGGGCGTGGGTCATGACGGCACCTTGCGAGCGGCGTCAATCCGAGCCATCAGGTCGGCGTCCGTGCTGTCATCCGGGGCAATCATCTTCCAGTATTCGACGGTGGGCGTGTCGTGCTGACCGATGCGCACAAGCCAGACGTACAGGTCAGCCGTCATGGGTTCGTCAACCGCAAACCGCTCGTAATCGTCGCTTGCAGTCGTACGCCAATTCCGCGGGTACATCACTTCCAGCATGTCCCACCAGCGTTCGGCGTCCACGCGCGTCGGCGCGCTGCCGCGATTCGCGCGCAAGGCTTCCCAGTACGCGGGATCGTAGGTTGTCGTCATCGTCTTCTCCTGTGTCTGCGCCACCGTGGCGCATCCCAGAACCCCGCGCGCGGGGATCGGCGGATGCGTCAGAGCCCGAGCGCCACCAAGGCGCCCAGGGCGAGGCCGAATGCGACGGCAAACGCCACGCAGGCGGGGGTCAGGGGGGTGTCGTGCATCTTCGTGCTCCTGTTTGCCGGCACGCTGCCGGCAGGGTGTGTAATCTAGGCCAGACTTCAGGCGTCGGCGTCGGGGGAAACCCGGTGCATCAGGCCCACGCAGGCCGACGGTGCGGCTCCAGCGTGCCCGCCAGGTACGCATCTACATCGGCGCGGATTTCGGCCAACGTGCCCCAACGGGCACGTTGGCCGCCGGTCTGGGCGTTTCCCGTCGGGAACGTGACACACCAGTCAGAGCCGGCACGCCGCAGGGTGAAACCTCGATATTCCATTTCGTCTTCTCCTACAAAGTTACGCCAGCTTTCTTACGCCGGCCGGGGCCTGTCATCGGGGCTTCCCCCGTCGCTGGCCAGGCTGTCGGCACTCTGTCGGCGCCGGTCCGCCCGGGGTCTGCAGCACGCCCTTCGCGCTGCCAGAACCGCAGTCTAGCACAGTCTGAGAGCACTGCAAGCACTTTTTCGCAGAGATAACGCGGGCCACGTTCGCGCGCGCTGAGATATTTACGGGAGCGGGGGCCATAACGCCTTTCGGCGCGCCCATCGGCGCTTTCTGCCCGCAGCCTAGCGCAGACTGCATTTTGTGGCAAAAACGTTCGGGAGCTCTCCCCGACCGGTCGGACCGTTCAGAGACCGTGGCAGCGTGTTTTTCCCTATGGGTGGTAGTGGTGGTAGTGCTTGCTATTTGGGGGTAAGAGGACGGTAATTAGGGTGCCTATGTCCGTGGCATTGCCACCACTATACACAACTACCACGGAAGCGCGCTTTCGCAACGATTTTCGGACTGCCACGAGTGACACAAGCAGTCTGCGAGGGGTCGAAAGCTGCCGCATCGACGTGTGGGCAGGCGTAACGCGACGCGATTAACGCGCGCTCGCGCTTCGCCAGTCTGCGCTGCACCGAGCGCCAAGACTGCGGTAGATGGTGGCCAGGACGAGCCGGACCTGATGCAGGCATGGCGCCGCGGGCGCCCCGCTTGGCGGGCAGCGTGAAACTTTGTTACGTAACTGCAGCGGCACGCCGGGACCTGCAACCGTCACGCCGGGACCTGCGGCAGCGGCTCGCCCGGGCCAGGAGCTGGGCGCCCGGGCCGTCAGTGTGCTGATGATCAGTGTGCGGAGGGGTGGGAGTGGGGTGCGGCGGAGACCCCCCGGCCAGGGCCCGCGTTAGGCGCCAAAGTGTATGGAGCCCCCGCCCAAAATTTTTTTCTCACGCCCCACACCATTCCCGCAACACATGTAATATCTCGCCCATGTTCCGAGACCTCCCCCTAGCGCCGAGAGAGCTGAAGGCCACGCCTGACGTGTTGGAGCGCATATACCAAGCGTCGAAGCTGGGATTGCGCGGCGACAGTTTGGCGTTAAGGGCTTCGCTGCTGCCGGCAGAGTTTGCGCGGCTGAAGCTCATGGACCCGATGGCGGAGATGGCGGAGTTGAAGGGCAGGGCTGATGCTGAGGGTGACCTGGCGGTCGTGCTGATGGATGCGGCGCAGGCTGGGGACGCGAAGGTGGCGTTGGAGGTGTTGAAGCACCGGCACGACTGGGTGGCGAAGCAGAGTGTGCAGGTGGACGTGAATTCGCAGATCAGTGTGGTGGCGGCGTTGGAGGCTGCGAATGGGCGGTTGCAGCGTGGGCTGGCGGTGGAAGTGGAGGATGCGATACCCGTGGAAAGAATAGGCGCCGCCGTTCCGGTGGTGTTAGCTGCCGGTGAACGGACTGCGGCAGTAACGGCGGCGCCGCCCCCGTTGGAGCGACGCGCTGGTAAGATAGCCGCGCCGGCTCAGGAAGGCGGTATTGCGCCCGATGGGTTTGCGCCGAAGGCGCTGCCGGCAGAAATGGCCGTCGAACGGGGAGTGTGAGTGCAGAAGCCGATATACACCGCAGGCGAAGAGCAGGCGCTGATGACGCGCCTGTGGGAGCCGCGTATTCGGGACGACCCCGAGGCGTTTGTGTTGCTGGCGTTTCCGTGGGGGCAGCCGAACACGCCGTTGGCGGCGTTTGACGGGCCGAGGCGGTGGCAGCGGCGGGTGTTGCGGATGATGAGGGATCACATCGCGGCGAACCGCGGGCAGTTGGAGATGGACACCCTGCGGGCGGCGGTGTCCAGCGGGCGCGGGATCGGAAAGTCGGCGCTGGTGAGTTGGCTGATTTTGTGGATGCTCACGACGCGGATTGGCAGCACGGTGATGGTCAGCGCGAACAGCGAGGCGCAGCTGCGCGGCGTGACGTGGGGTGAGCTGACGAAGTGGTCGGCGATGCTGATTAATTCGCACTGGTGGGAAATCAGCGCGACAAAGCTCATGCCGGCGCAGTGGCTGACGCAGATTGTTGAGCGAGACCTGAAGAAAGGAACCCGTTACTGGGCGGCCGAGGGCCGGCTGTGGAGTGAGGAGAACCCGGATGCGTATGCCGGCACTCACAACATGGACGGGATGATGCTGATATTCGACGAGGCGTCGGGTATCCCGGATCCGATCTGGGCGGTGGGCGCGGGGTTTTTCACGGAGAATATCCTCGACAGGTATTGGCTGGCGTTTTCGAACCCGCGCCGCAACGAAGGGTATTTCTTCGAGTGTTTCCACGCCAAGCGGGACTTCTGGAAGAACATCCAGATTGATGCCCGCAGCGTTGAGGGCACGGACCAGCGCGTTTACCAGCAGATCATTGACGAGTACGGCGAGGACTCGCGCGAGGCGCGGGTTGAGGTGTACGGGGAGTTTCCTGCTGCCGGCGAAGACCAGTTTATTACGCCGCGACTGGTGGACGACGCGGTCAAGCGGCCGGCGTACAAGGATCCCACGGCGCCGATTGTGCTGGGCGTGGACCCCGCGCGCAGTGGCGCGGATTCGACCGTGATTGTAGCCCGTCAGGGGCGTGATCTGGTGGCGATTCGGCGGTATCGGGGCGATGACACGATGACCGTGGTGGGCCACGTCATTGAGGCCATTGAGGAATTTCAGCCTGCGCTGACGGTGATTGACGAGGGCGGGCTGGGGTATGGGATTTTGGACCGCCTGACGGAGCAGCGGTACAAGGTGCGCGGCGTGAATTTTGGCTGGAAGGCCAAGGCCAGCGTGATGTGGGGCAACAAGCGCGCCGAACTGTGGGGCGCGCTGCGCGACTGGCTGAAATCGGCTCATGTGCCGGCAGACAGGCAGTTGAAGGCCGACCTGACGGGGCCGAAAACGAAGCCCAACAGCAGCGGCACGGTGTATTTGGAGTCGAAGAAAGACATGAAGGCTCGTGGCCTGGCGTCTCCGGACGCTGCCGACGCGCTGGCATGCACATTTGCGTTCCCTTTGGCCCACAGGGAGTACAATGCCAAGGAGCAGCGCCGCTCAATCAGTGATCGCGGCGTGGTTTCGGCGGGTTGGATGGCTCACTGAGAGCCTCCGGGGGCGGTGATGGCAAAGAAATCCGTGTCTCTAAGCGTCGGCCGGGGCGAGAAATTGCCCACGTCGCAAGGCGCGGGCCTAACGGCTAAGGGGCGCGAGCGCTATAACCGCGAAACGGGGTCGAATCTGAAAGCGCCTGCGCCGAGTCCGAAGACTGAGGCGGATAAGGGCCGAAAAGCGTCGTTTTGCGCCCGAATGGGCGGCGTGGCCGCGAAGGCCAAGGACGGCGAGCGGGCCAAGGCCGCCATGAAACGCTGGAAGTGCTGATCATGCCCCAGAAAAAACCCGGCGATCCCGGCCTTTACGCCAACATCCACGCCAAACGCGAGCGCATTGCTGCCGGCAGCGGCGAAAAGATGCGCAAACCGGGCTCGGCGGGTGCGCCGACAGCCAAGGCGCTCAAAGAGTCGGCCAAGACGGCAAAGAAGGGGAAATGACATGCCTCTGGTGAAATCAGCGTCTTCCGCCGCGTTTCGCAAGAACGTGAAGGCTGAAATGCAGGCCGGCAAGCCCCAGAAACAGGCGCTTGCAATAAGCTACAACGTCAAGCGAGAAGCGCAAAAAAAACCTGCGCCTACTAGGCGCTCCAAATAAACCTCATTCTTTCTTCTAGTTCGACTTTTTGGTGATCAGAATTGGACAAAATGGCTAAGTTTTCAAGTCTGTTGTCATGTGAATCGCCATTAATGTGATGAACGTGCTCCCACGACTCCAGCTTGCGCCCCAAGTGTTGCTCCATAATGTATCTATGGACTCGCACTTGTTTGCCATCAACCATCATGGTTTTGTATGTGTGTTTTGGCTTGTTGGTTGGTTGAAAGCGAAAATGGGCAAATTTTTCCAAATGCTCTTTTGCCAAACACGATCGAGAACAATACTTGGCGGTATTTTTTCGGTAAGTTGGCACACGAAACAATTTCTGGCACACTGCGCAGGTCAAAACAGCTCCAGTTCTGTCACGTTTTTTCACGCTATGGCTCCTTGCGTTGCTATCGCGTACTTTAACACACAAGCGTGAAAAAGCAATGGCTTCGTACAACCGCACCTCCGACCCCACCGGCATTGCCGGGGCCCGCGTGGCCGCTGCTGGCGGCAAGCAGGACGCGGATTTTCTGGCCGAGATGCGTCAGCGCATGACAATGGCGCAGGCTGCGGTGTCGAATTCTCGACAGAACGAGCTGGACGATCTGAAGTTCTATGCCGGCAGT